ATCACAACGTTTGCTTTGAGGGTTCGTTCTATAAAAATTTTTGGTCCTGTTCAGTATATTTACAATTTGAGGGTACACCTAACATAAGACGCGCATGACCGTCGACTATATATGGAAAGATTGGTTGCGGGAGCAGGATTTGAACCTGCGACCTTCAGGTTATGAGCCCATTATTCAACGCTTCCAATAACTTATAAATTTCAAAGACATAGGCGCCAAGCCTTTGAATTCAGGAATTTTCAGCCCTGAAACCCGCTGACATTGGCCGACATCCGCAGTGCCTCACACTCAAAAAATGACGTACGCTCGTTGACATGGCGTTGACATGAAACTTCAGCGGCGCGGCTAACGATGATCGCTTTTCGGCCCATTGCGGACCTTCAGCAAGGGTTGTTCAAACGGCAACCTTGCCGCATTTTCTATAAGACAAATTCTACGGCCCGCTCTCGGTTCAGTCAGCAAAAAATATTATGCTACACGCTAAGAGCGCAATATTGACTCACAAGCCCAAGGCAAGCAAAAGCCAACTTTTCAGACTTCCAAGCAACACCGTCAGTTTGCCCCAGTATGGTGGCGCAAGAACTGCGGCGGGGATCGTGGCAGCGGCTGCGACACCAAGAGCCGTACCGAATGACTTACAGAAAGCATCGACCGTCGTGTCAATTTTGCCTGCGATCCAGCCAATCGCCTTTCTGAGAAATAATGCCTTTTGAGCCACAATCTCAACATTGGGCTCATCCGAGGCAAGTTCTGCTTCAATCGCCTCAATGCTCTCAGCAGCTTCTTCGAGTTCTTCCCCTTGCAGTTCAAACTCTTGCGGTGGGTGGTTGTGGCCGATCCCTCCATGTGAAGCAGGCTTGGGCAGGTCGTCTTTCAGAGCGGCAATTTGTTCTAGGGCTGCTGCGCGTGCCGCCTTCTCTTCCTCGCTTCCGAGTCCTGCTCCTTGTCCCTCGCAGGCAATCTCTTTCAGTGCTTCAAATGAGAATTCATCCTGCGCATAGACCTCTGCAACCGCGTTATCATAGAAGTCGATGCTGTCTGGATGCCTATCCGAAGGAGCCCAATCGAACAGGCCATCACTTTGAATTTCCTCAATAGCCTCACGAATAGCATCTTCCGGCACCACGTCTTCGAAATTCTCTCGAAGCTCCTCCTCCGCCGAATACGGCCCGCCCTTGATGTAGAGATAGCCGCCCTCGCGGCCATTGTATGGAGTTTCGTTGGCAGGGTCTTCATAGAAATAGTGGAACCAGTCCACCAAGTATTTCACAACCGTGGCCTTGGTGAGTGCCTTCGTCCATTCGGGGTTGTTCTTTAACCTATCTCGAAGGTTTGCCGGGTCCTCGTCGTCAAACTCGGGCTCATGTTCAAGCCCGTAATCAAAGTCTTGGACAACCCGATGCATGCCGACGTTTGTTTCCTTAAAGTTCTCGGCTCCAGCCGGATACTCCGAAATCGTCCAGCGCAAATCACCTAATTCGTTATGTTCGATCAAGGCTTCATAGATCGTTTCCGGCCCCATACCTCTGTCGTCACCACCCACCGGTTCCCAATCCAATTCATCATGGTAAATTTCGAATTGTTCACCGGAGCCGTGATGCTCAATTATGGCGATCCCCCGAGCGTAAATGATCACAGCTAGGCCTCTTGACTATCTGAATACTATCCACCCGTTTGTACAACGCGATCCGCGGGTAGCTCCACTTGAATTTGCAGCGTTGCCAACGGTCACAACGAGCCGGACCTTTGAAACACTCGCAGCGAAGGGCCGCTCACCGCCCCTATCGACAGGCGCCAAAGCACCTTCGCGCGCCCTGGTGGACCTCGCGTCATGGTAACACGCGAACTGAAACATTCCGGTATGCGACTGCCATCTCACGTAACGCCACCGGCTCAATCACTTCGACCTCCCTGCCCCATTTCGCGAGATGCCAGGCCATCTCAACCAGCCCGCTGGCCTCGAAGCTGACCAGCAGCTCGCCATCCTCCAAGTCGATCATGTCTTGCTTGGGATGAAACACAAACTCCCGAGCCGTCGCTGCGGCGGCTGGACTGAACCGCCACACGATCCGCGTGAACTCGTCGTCCGAGTGAAACGACCCGAACGATCGGGCGGCATAGGCCTCGAGATCAAAGTCCCTGTCCTTCTCGAACCAGTCATTGGTGATCTCGGCCTTTTCGATTCGATCCATGCGGAAGCGGCGCAGGCTGGCATCTTTGGCGGTATCACGGGCAATCAAATAATGCCGTGTGCCAAGCAGGATCCCATAGGGCTCGATCACTCGTTTGCGCGGCTTCGCATCCTGCGCGCCCTGGTATTGGATGATGAGCCGGAACGGCCCTCTGAGGGCAGCTGAAACGATGTTCAGCACAGCCGGCGAGGTTTTAACCTTTGGGCCTGGGCGGCAGGCATAGCCTTTGGCCTCGAGGATCGCCTCAGCATCCACCTCCATGCTTCGGGCCTGCGCTGACGGCAATGTTGCCACCAAGCGGTCCCGCAGGGACCGTAACGCCTCCACTTCCATATGCGCGCCCTCCCGCTCAGCCCGCGTGATGCTGGCCTCGAGCGCGACGAGTTCCCGGCGATAGAGCCCTTGCATGCCGAGCAGGCTGGTGTCGCGCAGCTTCCACCGCCGGCGGCGCTGGCTGTCCGTCTGATGCGAGATACTTGGGAAGACATCTTTCAGGGCAGCAATCATGCGCTGGGCAGTCCGCTCATTCACGCTGAACGCTTCGGCGACCTCCTTTACAGTGATGCCGCCGTGCCGACTGGCCGACATGCCTGCGAGCTTCAACAGGTCTTGTGCCTTTTGGAACGACATGACGCGTATCCCCGACAGTTCTTGACGTAGTGCCTGGGTTATAACCCGAGTGAGGACGATTCGTCCTAAGGATGCCGATCGATTGGAGAATTTGGCAGTCGCCGCATGAGCGTGAATGCGGTGGTGCAGCTTCATGCGGCCTGCACCCCGGAGTTTCTGCCTCGCTGCCACTTGGGCGGCGTCAGCAACTTGCCAGGCCGCCCGCTGCCTTACCTCGACATCAGAACTGGAGCCCACATGGCACTACCTCAAAGAGCATTCTTCACCCTGCACGAAACCGCTTCCCGATGGGGCTGCACCATCGCCGACATTGGAGGCTGGGCCACCGAAGGCAAGCTGGACATCGTCACAGGGATTTCTCTCGCGATCTGCGGCGACGAGAAGGTCTCCGGCAAGATCACGATCTCGCCGATGGACATGCTGCCCCTCTTTCGCCGCGCGGGCACCGGCCCCACGGTCATCAAGCTGCAACGGATCAAGCCGGAGAATGCGCAAGACTGGTGCTATGTCACCGAGCCCGCGGATGGGGTCGAGGTATCCATTGCGGACCTTTTGATCACCGGTCAGGACGTGCTGCGGTTCGAAGACGAATATGACCTGCTGCGTCGTATCGGTGGCGGCACGGGCGCACTCTCGCCCTACGACTGGGAAGGCATGTATGTGGCCCTCCTGAAGCGCGTCCACGAACATGGCATTCCAGAGACCCAGGCCGAACTGATCGGTTATCTTCAGGACTGGTTCGCCGACGTTGCCGAAAACGGGGAAATCCCCGACGAGAGCACCATCCGCCGTCGCTTGCGCCCCTTCTGGCGTGCCATGCGCGGCGAGAAGTAAGCGGCACCGATTTCAGGCCCGCTTGGCCTCTTTCTCGGCATCAACGTCATGCACAATCTTCGGGCGTGGCCGGAACATGCCGGCCACGGCATCAACCCCGGCGCGCAGCGGCGAGTCCATCAAATGCGCATAACGCAGGGTCGTCTGCATTTGGCTGTGGCCAAGAAGCCTACCGATCATTTCCAACGAGGCGCCCCCACTGACCAAGAGCGAGGCAAATGTATGACGCAGGTCATGAATACGCACATCCGGCAGGTCTGCCTCGCGCTGCACCTTTACCCAAAACCGGCGGATTTCCTTGACGGGCTGGCCCGGCACATCGCCAGGAAAGAGCCACGGATTGCCCTTGGGCACAACGAGCGCCCGCTGACGCACGATCGCCGCGACGTCAGCGGCGATCGGCACCCGGTGGATCTTGCGCTGCTTCGTGGTCGCTGCGGGCTTAGACCAAATTCCGAGCTCCAAATTGAACTGTTCGAACTGCGCCTGGCGCACTTCCCCGACCCGCGCGCCTGTCAGCATACAGATGCGGATGATGCCCGCAGCGCGTTGATCCTCGGCCGCATCCAGAACTTCCGCCAGTCGGCCGATTTCGTCATGGAAGAGGAAGCGTTCACGTGCCGTCTCGACACGTTTCTTGAACCCAGCGGCCGGATTGTCCGTGCGCCAGCCCCACTGGATAGCAAGGTTAAACATCTTGCGCAGCACTTCGCCAACGCGGTTGGCGCGCACAGGCGTGGGCTTGCGCCCCTGCAGCTTGCGCGCGCGATTGTTCGGCTTCGCCTTCGAAGGCCGCGCCCTGCCCTCTGCAATAAGGTTCAAGAGCTTTGTCACGTCATGTGGCGTGATCTCTGTGACCAGCTTGTTGCCCCAATGCGGTGCGACCAGTTTAGTCAGGAAGGATTTATGATCAGACGCGCTCAGGGGCGTCAGCGTTGAGGCATGCTCGATCAAATACCGCTCGATCATGTCATTGAAGCGAGGCGCCTCCCGTAGCGTATCGCGCTCCTCCATCGGATCTGTGCCCTCATCGATCAGGCGGCGCAGGTCTCGGGCTCGTTCTCGGGCCGCAGTGACGCTCCACTCAGGCCAACGCCCGATCGCCATGCGGCGCTGGCGGCCCGCAAAGCGATAATCCATCACGAAGGACCGCTCGCCCGAGGGCATCACACGGATGGACAGCCCTCGTATCTCAGTATCGAAGACTTGGTACGCTCGATCCTCTTCCGGGATCTGCTCGCGGACTGTTTTATCATTTAATCGCAATCGGTTGACCATATTCATACCTCCTTCATGCGCATAACACAGGCGTAGATGCGCAGGCTTATCAAGTGAAGCATGAGGTTCTGGGCGGTATATAGGCGGTGACCGGCGGTGATGCGGCAAAACTCTGCCGGTCATTGAAAACATGGGAGAAATTACCGGGGAGCGTTCATCGCGCTGGGCGAATCTCAGGGCCAGCGGTCTTGATCTCGCACCCAAAAGTGCGCGGCAGACGACTTCTCACTCGCAAAACCGGGCCTGATTTTGTAAATTCCGTTAAAAATCAATGACCGGCAAGGATCCGGACCCCTTGCCGGTTGGGCGAATTCCTTTGAACGCCCGTAAAACCCGCTGAAACACGGCGAAATCTTGTAAATTGGCTGGTTTTAGTCGACTGCGACTCTGCATTGGTCAATTCGCCGGCGCTATGCAGCGCTCTCGGCTGCGCCTGCTACTCAGCGCCAAACCCGCAAAAACCCAATGATATCAACGACCGGCAGCCATTTGGCGCATCACCGCCGGTCTCCGCCTTCCCGCCACCCTTTTCCGTCTGCGCTTCTGAAGCCCTGAACCCTGCCCGCGTCGGGCCAAACTCAGGAGAACCCAGATGCCAGACATTGGAACTGCCCCCCGATCCAATAACCCTCAGCGCCTGATGAGCGGTTGGATCAGCCGCCTCGACCTTGCCCTTGAGCTAGGGGTCACCGTCGAAACCCTGCACCGCTGGGAGAAGATCCGCTTCGGCCCGCCCTGCGTGCGCGCCGGTCGGAAGATCTATTACCGCCGAGATGCCGTTCAGGAATGGTTGTTGCTGCAGGAAGCCCCTGCGCCACGTCGTGCGGGGTCGCGCCGATGAGCATCCCCCTTCCCTTCCGCAAGCCCAGCGCCCGGGACCGTGTCCGCCAGGAGTGGATTGAGGAGCGCCTGCGCGAGGCGCGCATGGTCGTCGCTGATATGGTTCATCATTCCGACTATCTCGTTCGTCTCGCCTGCAATGTGCTGGTCCAGCATGGCGAAACACCCGAAGAGCGCGAGGACGCGCGCATCCTGCTTGTCGTGCTCGACGCCAAAACACCAGGGCGGCTGCCTGCACCAGATCGGGAGGGCCGCTCATGAAGCGACGTGGAACTCCAGAAGCTGATCTGCAGCGCGCTGTTGTGACCGCGCTGCGCTTTGCCCTGCCCAAGGGCACCATCATCCATCACTGTGCCAATGAGGTGACCGAGGCCGGCCCACGCGGGGCCAAGCGCCAGGCCATCCTCGTTGGCATGGGTGTCCATCCCGGCTTTGCCGATTTGATCATCCTGTGCGATGGCAAGGTCCTGTTCCTCGAGCTGAAATCCCTCAAAGGTAGGCTCAGTCCAGCGCAGGAGGCCTTCCGCGACGCGGTGTTGGCCCAGGGCTTTGGCTGGGCGCTGGTGCGTTCGCTTGATGACGCGCTGGGCGCCTTGGCAGACCAAGGGTTCACGACGCGTGTGGCCTCTCCATCTGGGAGGGTCGCGCCATGAGCCATGCTGCCACCAATTGGGCGATACAGCAGCGCGGACTGAAGCCCACCACCAAAATCGTGCTTTGGCATCTCTGTGATCGGTTCAACCCGGACTTCGGCTGTTTTCCATCCCAGGAACAGCTCGCCCATGACTGCGAAATCAGCCGTTCAACGCTGAATGACCACCTCACGCTCCTCGAGAGCGCCGGATTGATCCGCCGCATACAGCGGCTGAACCCAGGCACCAAGCGACAGATGCCAACCCGCTACATCTTGGCCTTCGAGCCGGGCTTTACCCAAGATTGTGCAATGCCGTGTTCGGAAACCGCACACGGCGTCGAAGCGACCTACGCAGGCGAAGCCAAGGGTTCGGAAATCACGGCCATTTCTGAGGATAAACCTGTGGATAACCCGCACCTGTGTCCGAAATCCATACACGGAGCCGTGTCCGATTTTGCCCCCGACCCGTGTCCGGAAAATGCCGATTCCCGTGTCCGAAATCCGGACAGTAACCTTGTAAGAGAACCAGTAAGTAAACCAGTAAAGGAGGAGGAGGACGCGCGAGCGCGCGAAATCGTCGATGAAGAGTTTTTCGGATCGCTGTTGGCAGCTCTAGGCTTTGCCCCTGACGGGCCTCTACCTGGCTGGTGGCAGGGTTGGCCGCCCCGAGAGCATGTTCGGCGCTGGCAAACGGACCTCGGGCTGACCGAGGCGGAAATCCTCGAGGCTGCGGAAGCTTCTCGCCAAGACCACCCCGAGCCGCCAGATGGGCCCAAGGGCCTGGATCGCATCATGCAGCGCGCGGCCCAACGCAAGGCGGACGAAAAATTCCGTGGTCGGCGCAAGGCACGAAAGTCGTCGAAGTCCGAGAACAGGCCAGTCACCGACCTGCCTGTCTTCTACGCCGAGATGGTCAACTCCGATCGCTACCTGCCCGTCAGCGCGATTTCCAACTCCATGCGCGATGCCATGCTGGCCCGAGGCCTTGTGACGGTTGAGCGGCTGCTTGAACGAGGTATCCGATGAAACACGATCGCAATCTTCATGCTCGCTCTCCAAGCGCAGGTCACGGACGACCGAAACGCGTCATGTCAGTGCAACAGGCGCTGGAATGGGCGTTTCGCGTTGAGCATGCCCAGTTGGAACTACCCGGGCCGCCCGACCCAGAGCGTGGCCAAGGATTTGGCTTCGGTCTGGAATACGTCCTCATGCAGCGGGCGGCGCTGGGCTGCAAGATCGATGGTGGTCAGTAAAAGATGGGCACCCATACCCACGAGGACGCCGAAGTGATCGCTGCCACAGTGGCTGGGATGCCCGACAACCTCGGCGGCAAGCGCATGGCCATTCGGGTCGCAGAGCTCGCCCGAGCGGGCCTCACACCGGACTGGATGCCCGGAGCTGTGCCGCGCTGCGTGCCGGTCGAAATGAAGCGCAACCGGCATGGGGATCATGCAACGACCGTGGTGGTGGGCACCGAGCGTGTGCTGTCGCGCGGCAAGTGGCGGACCGTGGAGGTGCGGGCATGTCCGGTGATGTTTCGGCCAGATTCCCGGCAGATTGAGGCAGCACGCCGGGCGTATAGCGAGTGGTGGCTCGCACTGGGTTGGGTGCGAGACGGGCTCCAGGTTGGGGGAATGCTGCAAGACGTAGAGCTGGTGGAAGGGATGCCACCCGATCAACCCTGGACAAAAGACCCGCGAAGACAGCCAGCGGACTGCTGATCGAGCACGTTGACAAATGCCACAGATGCGTATAAACATCACGTATAAACAATTCAACCAATCAAGCAAAGAGCATGCGGGCGCTATGGCGACGACAACCAATAAGATTAAGAGGATCGGCAATGGCCATTTCCTGCCGCTGTCGGCAGCCACGATGGACGCATTGCAACTGCGCGCAGGACAGCAGGTTACGCTTTCAACGGATGACGGCACACTGATCGTGCGTACCGTCAACGACGATTACACCGAAACGCGTGAGGCAGCTGCCAAGGTCACCCAAAGATATCGGCGGACCCTCGTTAAACTTGGCCGCGAGGGCGACGTGGCGTGACCTCGGAAGACAATGGCTACGCTTGGCCCAATGCCGATGCGATCTTGGACGAAACTGCAGCATTTATGGAGACCATGGACCATCGAATGGTCTTGAACGACCGCGATGCCTTTGAAGCAGGGCTCGAGCGGGCAAGGTCAGCCGCTGAATACGAGCCGGAGGCGAGGTTAGCCTACCTTGCCGCCTTGATGTATGATGGCATCGCGACACGGCACGCTTTGATGGATGGAAACAAGAGGGCGGGTGCGATCGCGTCTTTGACCTTTATTGCAATGAATGGCTCTTTCTTGGATGTTTCCGAGAACGAACTGGAAACCAAGCTGCGAGCGCGTGTCGCTGGCGAGCTGAGCGTCAGCGACTTGGCCGATTATTTCGAAGCCAATATCTATCCGGATATCGAGTAGTCAGAGCAGCAACGCGTAGGGCACGGGTAAGATGAGCCGTCGTACTGTCAGCACAGATTCAGAGCTTGACCAAGCTCTTTGCGAAATCGAAGGGTTCTTCGACGCCCCTCCAGTGCCAGGGTCAAAGGAAGCCGATGCCTTTGATTGCCTCACTGAGGCAATTGCAGACTTCGAAGACAAAGCCTACCCGACGACTTATCCCAAATAGTGTCATCGTCGCCCAATAGCCCCCCTCCCAGGGTTCCTCCCGGGCCCAATCCGTATACGGGGGGGGATCAGCGCACAAGTTTGCTAGCGTCTGGCCTTTTCACCGGGGAATCCACCTTGAAGCCAACCTTGAAGGCTCCGGAAAGATACTTCTTAATAACAATGCCTTGGGTACCCATTAGGGATGCCGAAGGTGGATTTTAGTATTTTAGTTAGGAATCCACCTGGGCCAGATTTGGATCCACCAAATCCAGATTGAAGCCACCGATCCAAAATGTGACTCTGATTCACATTTTGGATTGACATTTCTAGCCCCCTTGACATATCAAAGAACCATCGAAGAATTGCGCCTAGAGGAGACCCTCGTGGGCGCTTTTGTTTTTCTGACATCGCGACTGCTGACGCGCCCGTAACCCCGGGATCGGCTTCGGCATGCTTCGCCCCTGCCTCTGTGAGCTCTCCGTCCAATGGACCTTGTCTTTGCGCCGCGCCAGATCGAGCTCTGGCCGATCGAGAAGCTGCGCCCTTATGCCAAGAACGCGAAGATTCATGGCGAGGCACAGGTTGCGAAGATTGCGGCCAGCATGGCGAAGTTCGGATGGACCGTACCATGCTTGGTCGCTGACGACGGCGAGTTGATTGCAGGCCATGGGCGCGTGCTGGCAGCCGGCGCGCTGGGCCTGACCGAGGCACCTGTCATCAGGCTTGGCCATCTAGGTGAAGCGGAACGGCGCGCCTATCGCATCGCCGATAACAAGCTGACCGAGCTTGGCGAATGGGACGAGGCGATGCTGCGCGACGAAATCGCAGGGCTCTTGGCGGAAGACTTCGACCTCGATCTGCTGGGCTTCTCGGATGAGTATCTGGATGCCCTACTGCAGGATCCAGAGACGGTGGGCGACGAGGGGGCCGTCGAGGGCGAGGATGACGTCCCGGATCCGCCGGTTAACCCGGTGTCGGTGGCAGGCGACCTTTGGCAGCTTGGGTCACATCGGCTGATCTGCGGTGACAGCACCAGCGCCGATGTGGTTGGGCGCCTCCTGGGTAGCGTCAAACCGTTACTGATGGTGACCGATCCACCCTATGGCGTGGAATACGACCCGTCTTGGCGCAACCAAGCGGGCGCGGCCAAGACCAAACGCACAGGCAAGGTTCTGAACGACGACCGCGCTGATTGGCGCGAGGCCTGGTCCCTCTTTCCCGGCGATGTCGCCTATATCTGGCATGGCGCCCTGCATGCGGCCACCGTGGCGGACAGCCTGAGCGCCGCGGGCTTCGCCATCCGCTCTCAGATCATCTGGGCAAAGGACAGGCTGGTGCTCAGCCGCGGCGATTACCACTGGCAGCACGAGCCCTGCTGGTATGCCGTGCGCGCCAAAGGAAAGGGCCACTGGGCCGGCGATCGCAAACAAACCACGCTCTGGCAGATCGCCAACAAGGACCAGGATGCCGAGACCGTACACGGCACGCAAAAACCGGTCGAATGCATGCGCCGCCCGATCTTAAACAACTCAAGCCCCGGCCAAGCAATCTATGAGCCGTTCATGGGATCGGGCACCACGCTGATCGCGGCTGAGACCACCGGGCGCATTTGCTACGGGGTAGAGCTGAACCCGGTTTACGTCGATGTCGCTATCGAGCGCTGGCAAGCCTTCACCAGCGAGGAAGCAGTTCTGGCAGACAGCGGGGAGAGTTTCGCCAACCTCAAATCCAAGCGCCTGGCAGCGTGATGCAGTCGCGACGCCAATCGCTGATCGAGGCGATCACCAATGTCGCGGTGGGCTATGCGCTGGCCGTGCTGACGCAGATCGTGGTGTTTCCGTGGTTCGGGTTGAAAGTAAGCCTGAACGACAACCTCGCGATCGGCGCGATATTCGTGATAATCTCGCTTCTACGCAGCTATGCGCTGCGCCGGCTTTTCGAGCGCTGGCGATGACTGGCGGACTCAAGCCGCGTCCAATTTGTAAACAGTGCCACGCTCGGGGTGTTTCTCAGACGTGATTGGTAGGCCAAGCTTCTTCTTGAGCGCGCCGGAGATTGCACCTCTCGCCGTATGCGCTTGCCAAGATGTCGCCTCAACAATCTCGGTGATCGAGGCACCTTCGGGGCGCTGCAGCATTTCGATCAACAGGGCCTGCTTGGTACCTTGCCGGAGAGAGACCAGCTTAGGGCCTGCGCTTGCGTCTGCGGGCACTTCTGTAGATTTAGGCGCCGGTCGAGCCTTGCGGATATTACTGACAGTGCTTGCGACGACTGGGTCAATGCCGATGGCATCAAGTCCGGCCTCAGTTGCAATCAAGGTCGTGCCATGACCATCACCGGTCTCACGCCAGAGCGGTTCGTGACGCCGGAGATTGGCATCGACCTCTTCAAGCCAGCCGCGCTCGATCATCTTGGTGACGGTGATCTTGGCCGCAGCGCCAGCCAGCCCGTCGGGCAGAGGCATAGCCAAGTTGCCAGGGCGGGATGCGGCGCGGGTGAGAATAATGGTTTGTGTATCGGTGAGTTTGGGCATCGTTTACGCCTTTTCAAAAGGTTTCGAGAAGCAGATCAGTTGGCATCTTCCATTGCGGCCGTGACGGCGAAGTGCTGCACCCAGCCAGTCAGATTAGGCAGCCCCGCAGGGATGCCGTGCTCACGTTCAGTCTTGCGGTCGATGCGCCAGCCCTGCCAGCGGTGGATCGCGGAGCCGATAGCAGCCTCGAGTCCAATGCCGCAGCCGGTCATATTGCCGACAACATCATCGGCGAAATGCCGACCCATGCGGCTATCGAGAAAGTCGCGGATGCCGATCATCTCGTCCTCACTGTCGGCGTGAATGGCCTCGGCGATCAGGCGCGAGGCCAGCGTCCAGACCTCCGTACTGCGACGGTCGCGCTCTGGGCAGACGGTCAGGGTTCGGAAAAAGCCGTAATCCTCGTTGCGGCTGGGAAGGATATCGGGACGGCTCATTGCTCTGCACTCCATTCCGCCCATGCACCGTCGCGCCAGACATAGAGGTGGGATAACTCACAGGTGGGTCTTGAGAGAAACCGGGGCGACCGAGGCGGGTTGAAACAATCCAGCGCCTCGGCGTTGACCTGCCGGATTTCCCGTGCGGCAAGGATGTCCTCAGGCGCCCACGCGGCTAGCGCGGGAAGCATGTGCTCGGGGTAGCCATCGTAATGGACATATACATGCGCCCATTCTTCGGGCCCTGTCTGAATGGCGATCTGTGCGCGGGTGCTCATGGGTTCGCCCTCACTTCTGCTGTTCAAGCAGTGCAAGGAGGACCGCCGCCATGCCGCCCAAGTATTCGCTGCGACGGAACACGATGTCGTCGATGTGGCCGGCGTTGTCGATCGCGGGGTCAACCGCGAGATCTTCTGCCATGTGCGGCATCAGGCGTTTGGCTTCTGCGTTGTAGCGAGCGGCTAGGGTCATTTCGATTTCTCCAATCAGGCAATTTGCTTGATGTGAGAATCGCTCCAAGCGGAAGTGTAATCAACTCAAATAGGCAGCTTTTTCTGTTTATTTTCAATATATTGACGGAATTCTAAACGCCATGGAAGGTATGTCAGAACGCGCCTATGCCGAGCATGCCGGGATCTCCCGCGGGGCTGTTCAGAAGGCGCGCAAGACCGGTCGGCTGGTGCTTTTTGCAGACGGGTCCATCAATGCGGTGGCGTCCGATGCGCGGCGCGGTTCAGCGACCGATCCGGATCAACAGATGCGCTCGAGAGGCGGATTTGGTGCGGCTGGTGAAGGGCCTGTAGTCTCAGGTCCCGGTGACAGCACATCCTATATCAAAGCACGCACCGCGCTGACCGTTTACCAGGCGCAGGAACGCCAACTATCGATCCAGAAGAAGAAGGGCGTGTTGGTGGATCGCGCGCGCGCCGAGACACTGGTGTTTCGGCTGGCGCGTCAGGAGCGGGATCTTTGGGTCACCTGGCCCACCCGCGTGGCGGCGCTGATGGCCGCACAATTGTCCGCAGACATGGAGAAGGCATCCGGCAAGGCGGTGACGATCGAGACTGCGATCTTGCAGAGGGTGCTGGAAACCCATGTCCGAGAGCAGCTCAACGCCCTGTCCAACCTCAGGGTCTCGCTTGAATGATGAGGAGAACACATCTGATCTGACAGAAGGCCTCGATCTCGCCTTTGACGGCGCCGAGGATATCCTGCGCGCATGGCGCCGGGGCATGCGGCCTGACCCAGACCTGACAGTGTCCGAATGGGCCGACAAGCATCGCAAGCTGTCCTCGCGCGCCTCTGCTGAACCAGGGCAATACAGAACAGCCCGAACGCCGTATTTGCGCGCCATTATGGATGCGCTGAGCCCGGGCCACCCAGCCCAACGGATCAGCTTTATGAAGGCCGCCCAGGTCGGCGCAACGGAAGCTGGCAACAACTGGATCGGCTTTGTGATTCATCACGCGCCTGGCCCCATGCTGGCGGTGCTGCCCACGGTCGAGATGGCCAAGCGCACCTCGCGGGGCCGCATCGATCCGCTGATCGAAGACAGCCCTGCGCTGAAAGAACGCGTGCAGCCCGCGAGATCGCGGGATGCGGGCAACTCAATGCTGTCCAAGGAATTCCCTGGCGGCATTCTGGTGCTGACAGGTGCGAACTCGGCGACGGGCCTGCGGTCCATGCCGGCCCGATATGTTTTTCTTGATGAGGTCGATGCCTATCCGGCCTCGGCTGACGAGGAAGGCGATCCGGTCAGCCTGGCCGAAGCGCGCACCACCACCTTTGCGCATCGACGCAAGGTCTTCATGGTCTCGACGCCCACGATCCGGGGGCTGTCGCGCATCGAGCGTGAGTTCGAGGCCAGCGACCAGCGGCGGTATTTCGTGCCCTGCCCGCATTGCGGCCAGATGCAGTGGCTGCAGTTCGAGCGGCTGCGCTGGGACAAGGGCCGGCCGGAAACCGCGGCATATGCCTGCGCGGGCTGCGAGCGGCCCATCGCCGAGCACCACAAGACGCAGATGCTCGAGCGTGGTGAATGGAGGGCCACCGCGACCGGCGCGGATCCGAACGCGATCGGGTTTCACCTCTCGGCACTCTATTCGCCGATCGGCTGGAAAAGCTGGGAGCAGATCGCACGCGACTGGCTGGCGGCCCAGGGCTCGGACGAGATGCTGCGCGCCGCGCGCAACACGCTTCTGGGCGAGACCTGGGTCGAAAGCGGGGACGCGCCGGAATGGCAGCGGCTGGCGGATCGGCGTGAGGCTTATGCGGCGCAGATCCCGAAGGGTGGTCTGTTCCTGACCGCGGGGGCCGATGTGCAGAAGGACCGCATCGAGGTCGATGTCTGGGCTTGGGGCCGCGGCCTCGAAAGCTGGCTCGTCGATCACATCGTGCTTCCGGGCGGTCCTGGTGATCCGGCCTGCTGGCAAGCACTGACAGAGCTGCTCGGTCAAACCTGGGTGCATGAGAACGGCGCGGTCATGCCGCTTGCCAAGCTGGCCATTGACACCGGGTATGAAACCGCCGCGGTCTACGCCTGGGCACGGGCGCAGGGTATTGCGCAGGTCGCACCTGTGAAAGGGCTTGAGGGCTTCAACCGGGCGACACCGGTGTCGGGGCCCACCTTCGTCGATGCGACGGTGAATGGACGCAAGCTGAAACGAGGCGCTCGGCTCTGGACGGTGGCCACGGCCACCTTCAAGGCGGAGACCTATCGGTATCTGCGGATCGAACGGCCATCGGATGAGGATCGCGCGCTGGGCGCGCCCAACCCTGCGGGCACGATCCACCTGCCTGACTGGGCGGACAGCGAATGGCTCAAGCAGCTCGTGGCTGAGCAGTTGGTGACGATCCGCGACCGGCGCGGCTACGCCCGTCAGGAATGGCAGAAGATGCGCGAGAGGAACGAAGCGCTGGACACACGGGTCTATGCGCGGGCAGCAGCGTGGATCCTCGGCGCCGACCGCTTCGACGAAAGGATGTGGCGACAGCTGGAAAAGCAGGCCGGTATCGAAACCGCCGTCACCTCGCAAACGGCCGAGCCCGAGAAATCGACCGAACCTCAGGCGGGGCGGATTGCTACGCCCCGGCGGCGCGGCTGGAAGATCAGCACGCCAAAATACATGGAATGACAAATGACCCTCGACGAGTTGAAGCTTCGCCACAGCACGCTTCTGTCCGCGCGCTACAGCGGCACACGCTCGGTCAGCTATGACGGCAAGACCGTCAATTACGGGACCGATGCTGAACTCGCCGCAGCGATCGGTGATGTCGAAAGGCGCATTGCGAAACTCGAACGCGGCGCTGGGCGCGTGCTCCGCCCCTTTGGCGTGAAGGATCTGTGATGAACTGGCGGCAGCGCCTTGGCGCGTTTATCGGCGGGTTTGACGCGGGCCAGCATCACCGACGCCTGCGCGGGTTCCAGGCGACACGGGCTCATGTGAATGCGCTGATCGCGGCCTCGGGGCCTGACATCACCGCCCGTGCCCGCTGGCTGGTGCGCAACAACGGCTATGCCGTGAATGCCGTCGAAAGCTGGGCCGCCAATACCGTAGGCGACGGGATCAAACCGAACTCTAAGATCGCGGACGCTACACGCAAGGAAGAGCTGCAGCGGCTTTGGCTCGCCTGGACAGACGAGGCGGATGCTGAGGGTTTGACGGATTTCTACGGGCTGCAGCGCCGGGCGGCGCGCGAAGTATTCATCGCAGGCGAAGTATTCGTGCGGGTCAGGCCGCGGCGGGTCGAAGATGGGCTGACGGTACCGCTCCAGCTTCAGATGCTGCCCTCGGAAATGCTGCCACTGCATGAAACAGGCGTGGCGCGCAACGGCAATGCGGTCCGCCAGGGGATCGAGTTCGATCGCATCGGGCGGCGCGTCGCCTATCACTTCTTGCGCCGCCACCCCGGCGACAGCACCGACCCGGGTCTCTCAGGTGAGATTGTTCGCGTTCCCGCCAGCGAAGTCATCCACGTCATCGACCCAGTCGAGGGCGGGCAGCTGCGCGGCGTGTCCAAACTCGCTCCGGCAATCGTAAAACTCTTTTTGCTCGATCAATACGACGATGCCGAGCTCGACCGCAAAAAGGTCGCGGCGATGTATGCGATGTTCGTGACCTCGCCTGCCCCAGAGAACCCGCTCGCCCCCTTGGACGATGAGGAGATACCCGCCGGCGTCGAGATCAGCCCAGGCCAGATTGTGCGGCTCGATCCAGGCGAGGATGTGACCGTCGGCCAACCTGCGGATAGTGGGGCGACCTACGAGCCGTTTCAGTATCGGACGCTTCTGCAGATTTCAGCAGCGCTGGGCATTCCTTACCCCTACCTCGCCAATGACATGGTGAAGGGAAACTTCTCGAATTCGCGGCTCGCGCTGATCGAGTTCCGCCGTCGGGTTTCGGCCTGGCAGCATTCCGTCATGATTTACCAGCTTTGTCGCCCGGTCTACGCGCGCTGGCTAGACCTAGCCGTGCTCTCCGGAGCACTGTCCCTGCCCGGCTATGAGGCGGATCGCCCGCGCATGCTGGCCGCCGACTGGCTGCCGACGAAATGGGACTGGGTCGACCCGCTGAAAGACGCCAATGCCGAGATCGCCCAGATCGAAGCCGGCCTGAAATCCCGCACCCAAGCCATCGCCGAGCGGGGCTATGACGCGGAACAGGTAGACAGGGAGATAGCCGCTGAGCGCGAACGCGAGCGCGCACTGGGCCTTGATTTCCGCCGGCCGGGATCGCCCGCGCAGGGCGTGCGGGCAGTACCATCCCAGGGAGAAAAGCCAGACCCAGAAGATGAAACTGATGACGCGGAAGACCGCCCGAGCACTGACGAGGACCAACCCTGATGCTCCATGCCCGCATTGCCGCACGCGCTTTCAACGCGCCGCTGCTGGTCGAACCCTCAAAAGCCATGGCGTTTCTCTCAGGGCTCGGGCCGCGCATTCTGGGACGACAGGTCGAGATTTCGGACGGCTACGCGGCACACGACAGCACGGCCGCGACACCCGCCCGCGCCAGCATTCTGGCCGGGAACCTCACCGAGCGTACGCAGCAACATGGCAATGCGCCCTACCCGATCGTGGACGGCATCGCCGTGATCGAGATTTCTGGCGTTCTTATTCATCGCGGGAGCTGGATCGGTCAGTCCTCGGGCCAGACCAGTTACGAGGGGATCGCCGCTCAGATCGAAGCGGCGGCCAGTGATCCGGCGGTGCGCGGCATTGCCTTGGAAATCGATAGTTTCGGGGGCGAAGTGGCCGGCGTTTTCGACCTCGCCGATCGCATTCGGGCAATCCGGGGCAGCAAGCCCGTCTGGGCCTTTGTCGCAGAGCATGCGTTCTCGGCCGGCTATGCGCTGGCCTCCCAGACCGACCGCATCCTTCTGCCGCGCACCGGCGCCGTGGGCAGTATTGGGGTTGTGGTTATGCATGCCGACCTCAGCGGCCAGCTTGATCAAGACGGTGTACGGGTCACGCTGATCCATTCCGGCCAGCACAAGGTCGATGGCAATCCCTACACGCCGCTGCCAGAGAGCGTGCGGGACGACATCCAGCACGAGATTGATGTGCTGCGGTTCCTCTTTTCTGAGACTGTTGCTGCAGGCCGTGCTGAGCGTCTGAACCAAGATGCGGCGCTAGCGACCGAAGCCGCGACCTATCGCGGGGTCGATGCGGTCAGCGCTGGCTTGGCCGATGAGGTGATCGACCTCACCCGTGGCTTTGCCCGCTTTCGCGAAAGTCTGTCCGCCCCATCACCCACCGCGCAGCTGCCCCGCGCCACTCATCCCCGAGCAAAGGAGGCCGATATGAGCGCCAGAACAGAGGCCGCAGAGGCAAATACTGAACCCACTGACAACGAAGATTCCGCCCTGGATATTGCGACGGAGCAAGATGAGCAGGAAACTGAACAAAGCGTTCAGGAAGAGTACCCCGCGCCCGTCGCAGCTGCGGCGCCTTTGCCCGCCCCGGCAGCTGCGCAACCAAGCAATCTGGCGGAACTCTCAGTTCAGCTTCGTGAGGCGGCAGCGGAGATCGCAGAGATCGCCGCGCAAGCGGGCCGGCTCGGCATAGCTATCGATGCAGCGAAAGCGCTGCGCGAGGGCACGGCCCCGGAAGCCCTCCGCAAACTGGTCCTTCAACGCGCCTCCGCAGCGGCGGATGCCCGTGACATCGTTGCGGCCCCTCCCTCGCCCGTTCTCCCCAAATCCGCTGAAAGCCCGATTGTGGCTGCCGCGAAGAAGGCTGCCTCGGCGGGCAGCCGGGGCTGAACACCAGCCCCCAGACCGCTGACCGCCCACCTGATCCCCCGCCGCTCCTCCCCGGCGGGGGATTTCTTTTTGACCCCCAATCCTTCGGAGATTGCCCATGTCCGTGCTGACCCAACCGCCCACGATGGGCGATATTATCAAATACGAGCTGAACCCCAACTTCACCCGCGAGACCGTCACGCTGCTGGCCGGCACCAACTACCCAGTCGGCGCTGTGCTTGGTCGCATCACCGCCAGCGGCAAGATGAAGCTCAGCACTGCCACAGGCACCGACGGCGCTCAGAACGCAGCAGCTGTCCTGCTTTACGACGTCGACGCGACAGCGGCCGATGCGACGGGCATCGTGGTCGTGCGCGGCCCCGCCATCGTCTCAAAAGCCACGCTCGTGTTCGACGCCAGCGTCGATGACGCTGCAAAGACGGCCGCCAAGCATGCCCAGCTGACCGCGCTCGGCATCATCCCGCGCGACGCTGCCTGATCCGACGCATCGCCCGTTCTTCCCGTCGCGCTTTCGCGCGTCACCCCTTATTCCCTGGAGTTCCCCATGACCATCACGCGCAACCCGTTTGATGCGGGCGGCTATTCGCTCGCCGAGATGACGCAGGCCATCAACATCCTGCCAAACCTCTACACCCGCCTCGGCCAGATCGGCCTGTTTCGCTTTGAAGGCGTCACGCAACGCTCCATCGTCATCGAACAGCGCGAAGGCGTCCTCAGCCTGCTGCCCTCGGTCCCGCTAGGCGCGCCGGCCACCGTTGGCACCCGCGAGCAGCGCTCGATGCGCAGCTTTGCCCTGCCCTGGATCCCGCATGACGATGTGATCCTGCCCGCCGATATCCAGGGCATGCCGGCGCTTGGCGTCTCAGATGCGGCTGACCCGCTGGTCGAGGTGATGAACCGCAAGCTGACGCTGATGCGCCGCAAGCATGCCCAGACCCGCGAATACATGGAGATGAACGCGCTGCGCGGCATCGTGAAGGACGGCGCGGGCACGACCCTCTACAACTACTTCACCGAATTCGGGATCGAACAGATCTCGGTCGACTTCGTCTTCGGCACTGCTGGCACCAACGTGCAAGGAAAGGTCCGCACCGTGCTGCGTGGGATCGAGGACAGCCTTCTGGGCGAGACCATGACCACCGCGCATGCGCTGGTGAGCTCGGAGTTCTTCGACAAGCTGATCAGCCACCCCAAGACCGAAGAGGCCTACAAGTTCTTCTCGGCCACGGGCGGCCAGCCGCTCCGCGAGGACATGCGCCGCGCCTTCCCCTTCGCAGGCATCCTCTTTGAGGAATACAACGGCTCGGTCACCCTCTCGAACGGCACCTCAGAGCGGCTGATCCCCGCGGGCGAGGGGATCGCCTTCCCGCTTGGCACCTTCGACACCTTCACCACCTATGGCGGGCCGGCCAACTTGCTGGAGACGGCCAACACCGTGGGGCTGCCGCTTTACGCGCGGCAGATGATAGATGCCAAGGGCCGCTGGATCGATCTCATGACCGAGGCCTCTATCCTGCCGGTCAACAAGCGCCCGCGGCTGGCCATCCGGATCTTCAGCTCGAACTGAGGCCGCTGAGACATGACGGCCTTTGCCCTGGCCCTCGATCTGCTCTTCGCTGATCAGAACCTCGCCCATGAGGCTTGGCATCGTGACAGCGAAGGGCAGTTCACCCGCATCCGCATCATCATGCGGCGTAATGATGATGTGACCACGTTTGGAGCAGCACGTCTGGTCTCAGAGACCGTGCGCTTTGATGTGCGCGTCTTGGAACTTCCCGCGCCCCGCCCCGATGAGCAGATCCTCATCGGTGACGAAACCTTCCTGATCCAAGGCGAGCCGATCCGTGATCGGGAGCGCTTGATCTGGACTGTAACGACATCACGGGCGTGAAACACGAAACCACTTCCCCCGGGACAACATCAATCGTCATCTGCAGCTGCTTCAAGAAGCTCTCTAACTTTTTCAAAGGCATCCGGGGCGTCGTTTGAGCCCGATGACCTCAGCTTGAGCTGGGGAGTATTGATCTTCAACGACCAGGAAAATCCGTCACAAACTTCGAGATTATCGTAATGCTTTCGCCAATCTGAAACACCGATGCGTTGGAGCGATCGAATTACGACTTCCCATTTTGGGTTCTGCGGCGTGAGCACGATTGGCTCTTTGAGAAGCCCAGGCATGAAATTCAATTCAAATACAATGTAAGGGGGCTGCATCAGTGGCTCCAAAGGGTTTTTCCTTGGGAAAGCTTAAACTCCCCACGCACTCACGCAACAACGCAAGTGTTCCACCATGCAAACGCGCTCCTACAGGCTCTGATGAAACTCGACCTCTCAGTGACGGGCGACATCGTCAACGCGATGCGCGCCGAAATCCTCGCTGGCGAAAAGGCCGTGACCACGGCAATGCGCGTTGCAGGCAGCAATCTGAAGTCAGACTGGCGCGCTCAAATCACGCGGGCGCGCCTCGGTCAGCGACTGGCCAACACGATCAGGTCCAAGACCTATCCTGCGGCAGGCGAAAGCCTGGAAGCGGCCGCGCTCATTTGGTCCAACGCACCCCAGATCATCGGGGCGCATGACACGGGACCCTTGATCAGGTCAAAAGACGGGTTCTGGCTTGCGATCCCAACGCCAGCGGCCGGCAAGGGCACGCGCGGCAAAGCGCTCACGCCCGGCGAATGGGAAAGGCGGCGCGGTCTGCGCCTGCGCTTTGTCTATCGGCGGAGAGGGCCAAGCTTGCTGGTGGCCGACGGGCGGCTGAACAGTCGCGGGCTGGGTGTGGCCTCTCGGTCCAAGACCGGGCGTGGACAGAGCACTGTGCCGATTTTCCTATTGGTACCCCAGGTGAAACTCGCCAAACGGCTGTCGCTGGCGCGGGACGCCGAACGGGCGCAGGCAGCGATACCGGGGCTGATTTTGGCGAATTGGATGGAGGCGAAGAAGCCCTGATCGTCAATCACGGCTTAGAATAGAAGAGCAGCAAGCTTTTTTCGGAATTGCAGTGCTTGCATGGGGTTTGGGCGCTTATCTGCTCAAGCGTTAGGTTCGAAAGCTTGGCATAGTCTGCAGCCAGGCTTGCGGCACTATGCTTTGTTTTCCTCAGGCATTTTGGGTTCTGACAGAGCGAGTTTACATCGTATCCGTAGCCCGCCGCTTGGAGAACCGTTAGCCCCTGATCAACCGGCGGCGGTTTCTTATAGACAGTCCGAACCGTACTGCCGTTCCGATATCCGCCTTGTTGAGCAGTACTCCAACCGTGGCTTGGCTTTCGAGTCATCGCATTCCCGCCCTTTTGCGAGTTTCCGATAAATCTAAAGGTCAACAAGGCAGAACTCAACAATGCCCACCACCCGCGAAACCATCCTGACCGCCCTGGCGGACCTGCTCAGGACGATCCCGCATGTGCCTGTTCTGCGCGGGGAAGTTTTCCCGGAACGCATACCGCCCGCAGGTCTCATGATCCTGCGCGATGGCGCCCCGGGCGACCCAGGCGTGACGCTGTCGCCGCTGACCTATCACTTCCAACACCGAGCCGAGCTCGAGGTGATCGTGCAGTCAGCGCCGAACCGTGACAGCCTCTTTGACGCGCTCTCCGCTCAGGTCGGCGCGGTAATCACCGCCGATCGGACATTGCGGGGGTTGTGCGACTGGGTCGAGCCAGAGGCTGCTGAACCTGTCGATCTTCCGGTCGAAGGCGCGGCCTCTCTGAAAGCCGGGATAATTCCGATCGTTCTTCACTACGCGACCAGTGACGCGCTGGGCTGACGAGACCAATTCAAGGAGAAACACCAATGGCACGAGCCCAAGGGGCGCGGGCGCAAATGGCGCTGGCGTTTGAGACAAGTTACGGCACGCCGCCACCCCCCGATCAAAATGGGAGCGGCTTTACAAAGATGCCCTTTGCCAGCACGACGCTGGGGGCTGAGCAACCGCTGCAGACATCGGAGCTTCTGGGCTATGGGCGCGATCCGCAAGCACCTATCAAGGAAGCGGTGACAGCCGATGGCGATGTGGTCGTGCCGATTGATGCTGAGGCCTTCGGCTTCTGGCTGAAGGGCGCGTTCGGCGCCCCGACAACCACCGGTGCAGGCCCCTATACCCACGAGTTCCGCTCCGGAAACTGGGCGCTACCGTCGTTCTCGGTGGAAACCGGTATGCCCGAAGTGCCGCGCTATGCGATATATTCCGGCTGCATGGTGGACAGCCTTACCTGGCAGATGGCGCGCTCTGGCTTGCTCACGGCGACGGCCAGCATCGTGGCCCAGGGCGAAACCATCGCCACGAGCTCATCGGCAGGCACGCCCGCCAATATCGCGCTGAAACGCTTTGGCCATTTCAATGGGGCTATCACGCGAAACGGCGCCAACATCGGAAACGTCGTCTCTGCTGATCTGACATATTCCAACAATCTCGACCGGATTGAGACAATCCGGGCCGATGGCAAGATCGATGGCGCTGATCCCTCTATTGCAGCACTGACGGGCAATGTCGTCGTCCGCTTCGCTGACCAGACGCTGGTGACGCAAGCGATCAACGGCGAGGCCTGCGAGTTGGAGTTTTCCTACACTCTGCCAACAGGCGAGGCCCTGACCTTGACCGCCCATGCCGTCTATCTGCCGCGTCCCCGGATTGAAATCTCCGGCCCGCAAGGCGTGCAGGCCACCTTCGACTGGCAGGCCGCCAGCGATCCCGTCGCGGGCCGGATGTGCACCGTGACCCTGACAAATGACCGCGAGGATTACTGACCATGCTGCGCCTGAACCTCTCAACCGAGCCCCGTTGGCTCGACCTCGGTCATTGTGTCCGCCTGCTGGTGGCGCCGCTGACCACGGCCATCATGCTGGCCGCGCGGAGCGATCCGGCGATTGTCGCCGCGGTGGCAGAGGCTGAAAGCACGTCATCCAACGACGATCTCGCGCGCATCGTGGCGAAGGCCGTGGCGCGCATCGTCGTTAAAGACTGGGATGGCGTCGGAGACGAGGACGGCCAGCCGCTACCGCTGACGCCAGAGGGCATCGACGCCCTGTTGGAGCTCTGGCCGATCTTTGAGGCCTTTCAGACGAAATACATCGCCGGCGCGCTCATCCTGGACGCGGAAAAAAACGTCTGACCGCTCTCGCCGACTGGGAGTTCGGTGGGGGCGGTGAGTATTGCGCGGCCTGTTCGGGTGCATGCCCGGACTGCCCAGGCCGCCTTCATAAACCCGTGACCCTTGAGGGTTGGCAGGTCTGGGATCTGGTCCAGCGCCTCGGCGGCCAGGTGCGCGTTGCCGGCGGCATGAGCGGCGGCGCTGTCCTTGGTTGGGACATGGGCGCGGCACTGCAAATCGGGGCAGCCCTCGGGCTTTCGCCCCTCATCCTCGCGGAACTCCTGCCGCCCATTGAGGCGGTGATGGTGCGCAAGATCAACGAAACCCTGCAGGCCGGAACAGGCCTCACCTGACCTCGTTTCCATTGGGAACGAGGTCTGACGCTCTGAGGACACCTTTCGATGGCAGAAAAGCGCGTTTCCGTCCGGCTTTCCGCGACCGGCGGCCGCCAGGTGCGTGCAGAGTTGGAAGGTGTCGGCGAGGCTGGGTCTCGGGGCTTCGGCCGTCTCAGCCGTGAAATGGAACTCGCGAACACCCGCATGGCCGCTTTCGCGCGACGGGCCCGGATCGCGGCGACCGCTGCCGCCACTGCCTTGGCCGGTGCCGTTGTCGCGATGACCCGCTCAACCGTGGCAGCGGCTAATGAGATCGGCCAGCTCGCTCAGGTGGCCAATGCCAATCCAGAGCTGTTCCAGCGCTGGTCGGCGGCCTCGGCCACGGTCGGCATCGAACAAGAAAAGCTGGCCGATATTCTGAAGGACGTGAATGACCGCGTGGGGGATTTCCTGCAGACGGGCGGCGGCCCGATGGCGGATTTCTTCGAGAATATCGCGCCGCGTGTTGGCGTGACGGCCGATCAGTTCGCCCGGCTCTCAGGGCCGGAAGCCCTGCAACTCTATGTCGACAGCCTCGAGCGCGCGGGCGTCAGCCAACAGGAGATGACCTTCTATCTCGAGGCCATGGCGTCCGATGCCACGCGGCTCATTCCGCTTCTGCAAAACGGCGGGGCGGAGATGACCCGGCTCGGGGCACAGGCGCAGGCCCTTGGGGCGGTGCTCGATGCTGATGCCATCGCCGCGATGCGTCGATCCGAATTGGCACTGGTCAGCATCGGGCAGGTGTTTACTGGAGTGCGCAATCGGATCGCTGTCGCACTCGCGCCTACGCTTGAGGCTGCGGCCAATGCGTTTGTCGCCCTTGCGTCCAGTACCAGCCCGATCAGCCGGGCTTTTGACGCGGTGCTGAGCAACCTTGATCGGCTGGCGATCTATGCGAGCACCTTTGCCACCTTCCTGGCGGGCCGCTGGGTCGCGGCGATGGCGGCGGCCGCCCTTTCGGTGCGGGGTTTGGCCACGACGCTCGTCGTGCTGAAAGGCGCGTTGATCCGCACCGGCATCGGTGCGCTGATCGTCGGCGCAGGCGAACTGGTCTACTGGTTTACGCGGCTGGCCACCGGCGCAGGCGGCTTCGGCGAAGTCATGGGCCTCTTGAAAGACGTCGCCGTCGAGGTCTGGGACCGGATCAAAATGGGGGCCAGTGCGGCGGGGTCGCGTGCCACAGCCATGTTTTACGACCTGAAAGCCGATGCCGCGACTGGCATGGCTGGAGCCATCGAGAGTGTGGTCGCCTTTGGCAACACCACCGCCAACACCTTCGAGGGCGCGCTTTTGGCTGTGCGCGAGATCTGGTCGCGCTTGCCGGATGTGATCGGGGATCTGGTTTTCTCGGCGGCCAACCGCATGCTCGATGGGATCGAGGCCATGCTGAACGGTGCGATCCGCCGAATTGACGCATTCACAGGCCGCATTCGGGATGCGCTGGCGGCGGTCGGTATCGAGACCACCTTTGGCCAGATCGGGGCAATCAGCCTTGGCGACATCCCGAACCCCTTTGCCGGGGCCTCCGCAGATGCGGGAACGGCTGCGGCAGAGGCGTTTCGCCGAGCCTTCGAGGATAACCCACTCTCTGTTCCCGACCTTGGCCTTGATGGCATAGCGGCCGATGCCCTGGAAACAGCCAATCTTTTCCGGCGTGCCGCCACAGACCTTGCGAACGGCGCGACAGCCCCACTCACCTCCTGGAGCGCGCTTCGTGACGCTGTTGCGGGCACGGGTGAAGAAGGCGCGGCGGCGTTGGATGAGGCCACGGCCTCCGCGGATCGGCTATCGGATGCCATGGGGCGCGCCGGTGGCGCGGCAGGAAGTGCCGGAGATCGGATCGCCACCGGGTGGCGCGCAGTCTCTGAATCTCTTCAGGCTTATGCCACGGATGCGCTGAACTGGGGCAAAGGCCTCGGCGAAACCCTGACCGGCGCGTTTAGTGGCGCAGAAAGCGCGTTCCGAAGCTTCGTCGAGACCGGCAGGTTCGACTTCAAGGGCCTCGTGCGCTCGATCCTGGCGGACCTTGCAGTTCTGTCCTTCAAGCGGACGGTTCTGGGGCCCATCGCCTCGGCGCTCTCTGGCATCTTTGGCGGCGGGTCCGTTGCGGCGGCTGTCTCGCATGCGGGCGGTATTGTCGGACTGTCGGGCCATACACGGCAGGTACCCGCGGTGGCTTTCGCTGGTGCTTCCCGGATGCATTCAGGAGGGACCGTGGGGCCGGTTGACTCCTGGGCTGGGCTCCGCCCCGACGAGGTCCCGACGATCCTGCAGCGCGGGGAACGGGTGCTGAACCGACGCGAGGCGGCCGACTATGGTCGGGGCGGCAGTATTGGCGCGGGCGTCACCGTGAACATCGACGCGCGCGGGGCGCAGATGGGTGTTGCCGAGCAGATCGACGCGCGCCTTCGGGCGGCCATTCCTGAGATTGCGCGCATCGCCAAGGAGAGCGTAGCCGATGGGCGGCGCCGGGGTCAGGAGATCTAAAATCATGGCTATTCCAGTCTTGCCCCTGACGCTTGTGTCCTCGCTCGAGCGGCGGCTGGTCACGTCTGTGGCCGAGGCCCGCTCGCCCTTCACTGGCACGTCCCAGATCCAGGACTGGGGCGCGTCCTGGTGGGAATACCAGATCGAGATGGCGGTGACCCAAGGGGCCAAGGCTCGGCGGCTTTCGGCCTTCTTCAGCGCCCTTGGTGGATTGCGGGGACTGTTTCTGTTTCCGGATCCATCGATCGAGGTGCCGGTCGCAGCAGGCAATCCTTATGTCACCGAGGCGCAAGTTGCGGGAGCCTCCACCTTGCGCACGGCGGGTTGGGGACTTGGGCTTCGCGCAGGGGATTTCTTCCAGTTGGGCGGAGATGCCACCACGCGTCTTTACCAGCTGACGGGCGATGTGACACCTCTGGGCAGTGAGGCAACGCTCGCCTTCGTGCCGCCGCTCAGGGCCTCCGTGCCGGTTGGGACACTGCTCGGTCTTGATGCTCCGTCGGTCCTATTGCGTCTGACGGTCCCCGTTCCTTCGGTCATCGGCCGTGCGGATCAGCACCGTTTCACGATATCAGCCCGCGAAGCCCTGTAACCAGTGAGGTGTTCAAATGAGCCGCGATTTAACCTTTGCTTTTGCCACCGCGCTGGCGGATCAAAGCCTCCGACCGATCATCTTTTATGAGGGCCAGTTTGCGACGGGGTGGGTGCGTCTATGGTCAGGACTGGGAGAGGTTAGCTGGAACGGTCAAAGTTGGGCGGGGGCTGGATCGCTGTTAGGCCTGGGATCCATCGACGAAACCGGTGAAGTCGTGGCCGGTGGCACGGCCGTGTCGCTATCCGGGGTTCCGTTAGATCTTGTTCAGATGGTCATCGATGAAGCGCGCCAGGGCCTACCGGGCAGGATCTGGCTGGGGCTTCTGGCCGAGAATGGCAGCATTATCGCCGATCCGGTTCAGGCTTTCTCTGGTCGGCTCGATGTCCCTGAAATCAAGGATGACGCGGATACCTGCACGATCACCATCAGCTATGAGAGCCGCCTCATCGATCTCACCGTGGCGCGGACCTGGCGCTATACGCACGAAAGCCAGCAGGTCTTGTTTCCAGGCGATCTTGGTTTTGAATACGTGACCGCAATCCAGGACCGCGAAATCACCTGGGGGCGGGGGTAGACATGACACGAGCTTCTAATTGGGAACGACTGCTTGCAGCAGCAATCGACACAGCACGGGCTAAGCCCTTCGTCTGGAGCGTCCATGACTGCCCGACCTTTGCTTTCGAGACGCGCATGATTTTGACCGGCGGTGAGGATATCGCGGCCATCTGGCGCGGGCGCTACACCACCGCGCTTGGCGGGCAGCGCGTGATGCGCCGCCTGGGCTGGGCCACGCTCGAAGAAATGGGGCGCTCCCTTTTAGGCGAACCACGTCCGTCTGTCCTTCTTGCGCAACGCGGCGACATCGTTCTGGCCGACACCGGTCTCGGCTTCGGCATCTGCACTGGAGCCAGCGCCGTCGGGATGGCGCCGGAGGGCCTCACGACCGTGCCGCTGACCTCTTGCCAGCTTGCCTGGCCCATCTGAACTCGGATCCAAGTCATGCCTTTTATCGTGACAGCCGTCACCGCAATCGCGGGGGCGATCAGCGGCGTATTGGCTGCAGGCGGCATTGGCGCGGCACTCTTGCGGATCGGCGGGACGCTGCTTTTGTCCTACGCGGCTCAGGCCCTGATGCCAAAGCCGCAGACCACCATGCAGCCGCGGACGGTGACGATCCGCGAGCCCGTCGTGCCGCGCGACCTCGTCTATGGCCGCACGCGCAAGGGCGGGGTCATCGTCTTCCTGCACTCCTCAGGATCGGACAACACATACCTCGATCTGGTGATCGTGCTGGCCACGCATCGGGTCAAATCGATCGGAGCGATTTACTTTGAGGGTGAAATGGCCCTCGACGCTGATGGGGTGGCCCAGGGTCGGTGGGCCGGAAAGGTCCTCGTTGAAAAGAAACTCGGCGCCGCAAACCAGACCGCTTTCGCAGGCCT